AGCGCCTTGACGATCTCGCCGAGTTTGTACGGCGAGACATGCGACACGATCACTTTCGCGATTAGGGGCGCCGCGTCGTTTTTCAAATCGAATAGCGAGCCGTCGCGTTCGGCCTCGCGCTTCCACTTGTCGCGTTCGGCTGTGACGGCCTCCAGCTCGCGCTCGACCTTTTGCGCTTTGGTCTCTTTCTTTTCGCTTGCGGCCTTCTCGCCCTTTTGCGACGCCTCCCACTTGCGACGCATCACGGTCGGATGGTTGGAGCGGTCGCGCAGCGTTTGCCCCATGTTCTCGCGCAGCCGCCGCAACTCCTCCGCATGGTCCGCGCACCACATGGCGTGCGACCGCGTCGCCTTGTCGATGTCGCGCAGCCATTGGCGCAGATCGAGCCAATCGCCAAACGCCTTGTTGTAGCGTGCGCCGATTGGTTCGTTGGTCCCGGCGCGCAGCATCGCGCGGTTGCGGCCGATCACCATGAACGCGCCGATTGCCAGCCAATCATCCCACGATTGGCTTTCCTTGATGCGCTTGGCGGCCTCGGCGGCCTCGCGTTCTCTCGCGAGTTCGTACTCGCTTTCGAACGTCTCTTGCGTTGCGTCGGTCATTGGCCGCGCTCCGCCATGTCGTTGAACCGTGGCCATCGGCTAGGGCGCACGTAATCCTCGCGGATCATGTCGCGCAGTTTGCGCCACTGCTCCGTTTGGTAGCCTGCTCCGCCCAAAGGTTTCACGTCGCGCAGCAGCGCAGCGTAGGCGCATTCCTTTTTGCTCAGTGTGTGTTCCATTCGGATTTGCCTTCCGTGTTTGAGGCGACAAAACCGCCGTGAGCGGTCGGTCGCCCCGGCATACTGTCATGTACAGGGTTTGACAGTCAAGCCTAAATCGCACCGCGCGCTTCGAGAAAGATCAAAAGATCGTTCTCAATAATTCCCATAAAAAATATGGACCTGTCATCTAGGGGGCTTGACACCATGCCCCGTTTCGCGCATGGGTGGCGACGGTCGCCAAATCGGCGACAGGAGGAAGGCAAATGCAGATCGACGGACATTTCTACATCCACGACGCCGTCAGGATCGAAGTGGAAAAGGTGCGCGGCGAATTTTCTCAATTCGTCCGCCTCAGAATTATCGACGACAAGGGCGACACGCTCTCGTTCGCGTGCTGGGGCGCCGAAGCCTCCGCGCAGCCGGAAGTCATCGTCAGCGAAAAAGACGAGCGGGTGAAACTTCCGGCGCTCACCGACGACGACGACGGGGAGTGACCATGCGAACGCGAGACGAGCACCTTGCGTGGGCGAAACAGCGCGCCCTCGAATATCTCGACGCTGGCGATCTTTCGAGCGCCGTCGCCAGCATGGGCAGCGACCTTAAGAAGCACCGCGAGCTGGGTGCTAACGAGCATCTGCTTTATCTGGGCATGATGCGCGTCATGGAGGGCGACGCGCGCGGCGTGCGCGATTGGATCGAGGGCTTCCGATGACGCCGCCCGTCCTGATCCTCGACACGCGCTACTCGGACCCGAACTATGTCGGCTTCATCCCGACGTTCCTCGACACCGACGATCCGCGCCCGGCCGCCGCTCAGTTCCAAGAGCGGTACGTCTATGGCGGCTGGCGCAAGCAAGAGGGCTTCACCAATCGCGCTGGACTGCCGACGCTGTACTACCCCGGCGACCCGCCGCTGCGACCGATCGCCGTCATGGCGCTGCGCGACGAGGCGATCTTCGTCTATCTACACGGCTACGTCGCGATTTTTCAGGAGGACGGCACGTTTGAAGCGTGCCGGATGGACTGATGCCGCTTGTAATTGCCGCCGTCATAAGCATGGCGGGCGAGATGTTTGGCTGGCCGATCACGGACCAGATCATCATCTTCGCCGCCGTGGCAATCGTGTGGACGTTGGAGCAACAACGCCGTTAAAAAACGCCACCGGGATGATCTCCCCGGTGGCGACACACACATAGACGAAGCGTAAAGGATGAACCGTCCCCCGTGACGGGACCGGCGCAAGCCCTTGGTATCACGGGAGCCGTGTCGTGAGCAATTCGGACGACGTCCAAGCCCTCGCGGAGCGGATCGACCGGCTTGAGCACGAGCTGGCCACGCTCCGCAGCGAGCGCGAGACTGCGCTCACCGGCTGGCCGAACGAGCCCACCATCGCGCAGGGCTTTCTCGGTCATCGCTGGCAGCGGCGCGACGGCGACAGCTACACGGAAAACCTCGCGAACATTCCCGAAGCGCCGTTCGACGATTTCTACTACGGCCGCCATCAATTCGGCTGGGCGCAAGTGGTTGAGGAAGCGCCAGCGGCGACCGCGCGCCTGTCCGTGACCGGTTGGGCGCGAGCGAGTTTCGGCTCCACTGTGCCATGGATTTCGCTTGACGACGTGCTGGTGAACTACGTCCCCGAAGTGCCAGTCGGGCCCGCCGCTTACGCCCGCGTCCGGTTAAACGATGGCGGGACGGGCTGGACGACGATTGAAACCAGCGGCGTCCCCGAGATACCGGCGACGCCGCCGAGCGCCGCTTATGCCCGCACTCGCCTGACCGGCCAGTCACCGACTTGGACGAATTTCAACGAAATGCGGATCGCCTCGCTCGACAGCCCGGCCTTCGAGGGCTCGCCGACCCTGACGCCGACGCCGCCCACAGGCACGGCCAACGCCCTCCTCGCCAACACCGAGTTCGTCTCTCGCGATTTTCTCGGCAAGGCGGGCGGCAACATGAGCGGCCCGCTGATCGCCGTCCAAGGCGGCAGTCTAACCAACTTGGGGCTGGCGATCGGCGACAACGCCACCGGCTGGTATCGCAGCGGCAACATTCTCGTGATGTCGGTCAGCGGCGCGTTCGTCCAGCAATGGCTGGTCGACATGGTGCAAATGGCCGTGCCGATCATGATGGGCGGCGCGAACAAGATCACCAGCTTGGCCGACGCCACCGCGCCGCAGGATGCGCTCAACCTCCGCACGGCCGACGCGCGCTACCTGCCTGTCTCAGGCGGCACGCTCACCGGTTCGCTCACCACGGTTGCAGGGACCGGCGTCCGCGACCTCGCCATTGGCGTTGGCGAGGACACGACCGGCCTCTATCGACAGGGCGGTTCGCTGGGCTTCATGGTTCTCGGCTTTCCGCTGCTGCTGCTGGACGGAAACAACCGCAGCGCGGCCTTCATCGGCCCGCTGAACATGTCAGCCAACGTCATCGCCAATGTCGCCAACCCCGGATTGGGCAGCGACGCGCTCAATTTGCAGACCGGCGACGCTCGCTATGTGACGCTGCTCAACGGCGGCATCGTCCAAGGCCCGGTGCAATTGCTTTCGACGCCGGTCACAATCAACGACGCGGTGACGAAGGGCTATGTCGATCAAACCGTCGCCAACGCTCGCTCGCCGACTGTCATCTATGACCTCCCCGCCGATGTGGCGATCCCCGGCGACGGCGCTTGGCACTTGCTCGCTCAAGTGCCGTTCATCATCACGCGCACTGGCCTGTCACGCATCCAGATCACGCTCAATTGCAACATGGCGAACGTGAACAACGTCGCCTCCGTTGGAGTGCGGCTGATCGAAGGCGGGGTTGAGCGGACTGTCTTCGGCTTTGGCGTCACGCCCGGAGGGGATAGCACCGGCTTCTCCTGCAATCTCTACTTTGACAGCGGGTCCGGGCTGGTCAACATCCCGGTTGAAGTGGCCTCGTTGTCGTTGCAGGGAGCGCCAGCGCCGTTCACAGTTCTCGGCGGCACAGGTCCGCGTCACTCGCAAATCGTCGTCATGGACCTTGGGGCGGCGCAACCATGAGCCTCACAGACATGCTCGAAGCCAACAGCATCCCCGAGCCAAATTCGGGATGCTGGTTGTGGCTGCGCGGCGTCGGAGGCACAGGCTATCCCGTTTGGAATTGGGAAGGGCGACGCCGACAAGTCAGCCATCTTGCGTTGGAAGCGAAGGGCGTCGAAGTCCCCAAGGGCTTCGACGGCTGTCATCGCTGCGATGTTCCTCTTTGCGTCAACGGCGATCATCTGTTCGTCGGGACACGCACCGTCAACATGCAGGACGCTCGCACTAAGGGCCGCCTCGTAGGCTACGGCAAGCGCGACTTTTGCAAGCAGGGGCATCCGCTCGCAGGCGACAACCTCCGCGTCTATTCGGGCAAGCGCCAATGCCATGCCTGTATGCTGCAATGGCAGCGGTCCACCGATGCGAAACGGAGGCCGCGCCATGGCAAAGCCTAGCATTCGGCAGGGTATTTACGATTTGTTAGGGTCAGTTGAAATAGATACAAAAGAGGAGGGTAGAACTCACGTCGAACCGTGGATGTCGCAGCGGATCGTGATCGACGCCGTCGCCAAGGGGCTCAACGAGGGCGTCCACGAGTTTGTCATCCTCAAGCCGCGCCAAGTCGCCGTCACCACGACGTGCAGCGTGATCGAACTGTTCTGGGCGCTCGCCAATCCGGGCGTGCAGGGCGCGATCATCGCCGACCGCACCGACAACCTTGAGCGGCTGCGGCGCATCTTCGCCGCGCTGCTCGAAACCCTGCCGCCCGAGTGGCGATCGAGCGAGCACCGGCTGACCCAGAACAATCGGAACGGCATGGCGTTCGCCAATCGCAGCGTCATCGACCTGATGGCGGCGGCGAACAACCCGGACCTTGGCGCATCGCGGGCGCTCAACATGATGCACGCCACCGAGTGCGGGCAGTGGCGCTCGCTCGCGGGCGTCGAAAGCCTCAAGGCGTCGCTGGCGCGGCAAAATCCCCACCGGCTCTATTTGTGGGAAAGCATCGCGAACGGCTTCAACTGGTGGTACAATTTTTGCCAGCAAGCCAAGCAAGACCGACACATGAAGTTCATTTTCTTGGGCTTCTGGTCAAATCCAACCTACGCGATCCCCAAGTCCGATCCCGACTACAAAACCTTTTGGGACGGCTCGCTCGACGACGACGAGCTGAAGCGGGCGCGGGACGTCCGATCGCGCTACGGCGTGATCGTCAAACCGGAGCAAGTGTCATGGTGGCGACGGGAAGCGGAGTTTCGGGACGAACAATATATGCACCGACACTATCCGTGGAACGAGCGGGAATGCTTCATCGCTTCGGGCTCGTCTTTCTTCCCGGCAGCACGAACGCTCGAACTGGCGGAGGCGCTGGCGGAGGGACCGCCGTATCAGGGCTACAAGTATCGCTTCGAGGATGCCTTCCTTGGCTCAACGATCGTCCAGACGACGAACCGGGACGAAGTCATGCTGCGGGTGTGGGAGCCACCGGAGCCAAACGGGGTGTACGTCATCGGCGGCGATCCGTCGGGGGGCGGCGGGGGGGACGCTAACGACCACGCGATCGAGGTCTTCCGCTGCTACGCCGATCGGCTGGTGCAAGTCGCCGAGTTCCACTCGAACAAGCCGCTGACCTATCAATTCGCTTGGGTTCTCTCGCACCTTTGCGGGGCGTACCGTGATCATGTGGCGAACATCGAGGTTTCAGGCGTCGGCGCCGCCGTCATTCCCGAGGTGCGCAACCTCCGCCAGCTCGCGCAGCGCGGGATCATCCAAGCCGAAGCGGGCTCAGACAGCATCCTCAACATGGTCGGGTCCGTGCGGTGGTTCCTCTACAAGCGGGCCGACACGCTGGGCGGGGCGGGCAACGTCATCAACTGGAAGACCAATCAGGACAACAAGCAGGCGGTCTACAGCGCGCTGCGCGACAGCCTCATGCTGCGCGCGATCGAACTGCGCTCGATCCGGCTGGTCAAGGAATTGCAGGCGATCGTCGAAGACGAAGGCTGGCTGGGGGCCGGGCCTGACACCGGCGAGAACGACGACCTCGTGAGCGCCACCACGCTGGCGCACCACACATGGGTCGAGTGGCGCCGGGCGGGCCTGATCGCCCGCAACCTGACGTGGGACAGCGTCAAGGGCGACCCGCCTCCCGCAAATGCGGGGACAGTGCTATCGTTCGCCTTCAGCGAGCACATCCGCGCGATCAACGCGCGGGCCGGAAGGCGGAAGGAGGTCTTTTGATGCAAACCATCGGATGGGCGGTCAAGCAGTTGCAGAACGGCGACCGCGTGCGGCGCAGCGGGTGGAACGGCAAGGGGATGTGGCTTGCGCTGATGCAGCCGACTAAAAATCCAGAAGCAACCGAAATGACCCTTCCCTACGTTTACATGTCGACCGCGCAGGGCGATCTCGTGCCGTGGCTCTGCTCGCAGACCGACTTACTCGCGACCGATTGGGAGGAAGCAGACTGATGGACGATCGAGCAATGACCTTTGGCGAGCGCGCCGTGGGGCTAACTTTCAACCCAAGCGGCGATCCGCTGGTGAGCGAACTGAAAAAGCTCTCAGCCGCCTTCATCGACGAGTGCAATCACTGTCGCGAGCAGGCGACCGATCCAGAAGTCAAGCGCATGTACTCGCTGGCCGTCACCGACGCGCAGACGGCGCAGATGTGGGCCGTGAAAGCGGCGACGTGGAGGAGCTGATGGCGACGAAACCAAAGCCGAAACCCGCCCCCGATCCCGACGAGCCCGAGCCCGAGCCCGAGCCCGACGACGAGGACGAGGAGCCGATCGCGGCGAGACTGACCGCCCTTGAGGACCGGATGACAAAGCTGGAGGAGCGCGTCAACGCGCCGCCGATCGGGATAGGCAAACGGCCGTGAGAAGCCCGCTTGGGATCGTCCTGCTCGTCATCCTGATCCTGATCTTGTTCGGCGGCTTCGCCGGGCCGCGCGTCAATCCAAGCTGGCAGTACGGCTACGGCTACGGCAACAGCGGCGTCGGCTTCCTTGGCGCGGTCCTCGTGATCTTCCTCATCCTCTGGCTGTTGGGGTACGTCTGATGCCGATCATGCGGACCTACATGTGCCCCGAGTGCGCGAACCGCATCGAGGTCGTGCTGTCGGCCGAGGAATGGGACGCGCCGCCCCCGAGCTGCCCGGCGTGCGACGCCCACGACATGGCGCAAGAGTTCAAACCGCCCGCGATCGGCGGCTCACTCAGCATGCGGGCGCACCGGATCGCCGAAGACATCATCGCCAACGACTACGGCGTCGCCAATGTCAGCTTCGACAACCGAGAGGGCGTCACGCCGAAGGTCCGCTACAAGGATCAATCCGCGACCGCGCTGCAATCGACGTGGGGCGGCCAAGTCGCCAACGCGCTCGAAACCGCGATTGCGATCGGCAAGCAAACCCGGAGCGAGAGCGGCGGCATGGACGGGCTCGACATGCTCAAACGGAACCTTGCCAGCGGCGCGCAACCTGACCTAATTGACGCTTCCAAGCGAAGGGCAATTAAGGTTTGGTGATCCGTGGCGCTCGCAATCCCCAAAAAGCCTGAAGACCTCAAGCTCTGGATCAAGGAAGTCATCGACGAGTGCATGGCCAGCGCGACCGACCGGGGCATGATCTATACCCGCGCGGCCCAATATTACTACATGGGCTCGATGGACAGTCGGGCCGCGCTTTACAACAAAACCAAGCCGTTCGTCGATAAGCTCGCCGGTTTCCTGATGCAGCCGACCGACGTCCGCTTCCAGCTCGTCTTCGACAGCGGCGAAGACGACAGCGTGCTCGAACGCTCGCAGCTCGTCGGCGAAAAACTCAGCTCCGACTTCCGCCAGACCGACGCGGACATCACGTTCGCCGAGGCGGTCGTCTGGTCGCTGGTCAACGGAGCGCAAATCCTCAAGGTGCTGCCCGACGGCGATAGCGGCACCTTCAAAATGGCTCCGGTCCATCCGCAGAATTTCGGCGTGCTGTCCGAAACCACCATCGCCTTGGACGAGCAAGAGGCGTTCTGCCACGTCAGCTATCCGACCAAGTCGCGGCTGCGCACGATGCTGATGGAGCATCCGCGCTACCAAGAAATCATGGACCAAGTCGGCGCGGAGCCGGGACCGAACAGGGACGAGGAGGAGCCGACCTATTTTCACCAGATGGTCGTCGGCGGGCTGCAACCGCTGGGCGACGTCGGCGACGCGCCGTCATCGGCGGCCGGGATCGTCAACGTCTTCCCGGTTCCGACGCCGTGGCGCCCGCAGCGCAATTTCGCCCCGACCGTCAAGCACTGCGAAGTGTGGATCAAGGACCGCGATCGAGACGAGGACTGGACGACGGTCCAAGTCATCTACGGCGCGGACCCGATCATCATCGAAGGCGACGACACCCGCCGCAACCTGTCGCGAGTGCCCGGCAAGTCGTCCTTCGTCAAGGTGCAGGGCGTCCCGACGCCGGGGTATTTCTGGGGCCGCACGATCATCGCCGACGTCCAGATGCTTCAGGACATGCTCAACAAGCGGATGCGCGACATCAAGGTCATGTGGGATAGGAACGTCAATGCTCCACAGGTCTTCTCAGGCTTCCAGTCCGTCACCGAGGAACAATACTTTAAGATTATCAATGAAGGAGGTTTCATTAACGATCCAAACCCTAACGCAAAAGCGTCAAAACTACTGGACCCGCCGCCGGAAAACTACCTTGAAGAACTCGAATTTATTTTCAAATTGTTTGATGAAGCATCTGGGTTCTCGCCTATCATGTCTGGATCAGGAGAGCCGGGCGTCCGAGCTGGCGTCCATGCTCAAACTCTGGTGCGAACTTCGTCCCCCCACCTCATCAAGCAGGCAGCGACGCTCGAAAGACAGCTCGCCGATTGTGGGTGGATGGCGCTCCGCATCATGCAAGCCATGGACGCCCTCATCTACACCACAGCCGACAGCAAGCAGGAGTTTCTCCTCTCCCAGCTCCCCGAGAACTACCAAGTCCAAGTGGACAGCCACTCCGCCTCACCCGCCTTCGCAGAGGACAATCGTCAGGTGGCTATTGCGCTCGCTAGAGCAGGAGCGATCGACGCCGAGGATTTGATCCACATGCTTCACCCGCCCGGCGCCGAGCTGCTCTTGGCCCGCTTGAGGCAGCGGCAGAAGGCCCAAGCAGCGCAGGCGAAGGAAGACAAGACCGAGGATTTGATGAAGTCCGTGTTGGGGATCAGGACCGGCGGCGGCGGCAGTCGAGCCAAAAAAGGCGGGTCTGGACGAACTTTGCAGTGAGGGTGTAGCTTCCCGCGCGTCCCTACCGCAGGGATGACCGCCCCCGTTTCTTTTACTGCCCCCCAGCTCTCGGAGAAAGCGGGGGCGGCCTTTGGGGTTAAAAGATGGCGAACGGCGACGTGACCGACGACGATCCCGAAATGGGGCAAGCGCCCGACGCGGCGCCCGGTCCTCCCACTGGCGGCCCGCCGGGCCAGCCTCCGGGCGACAGCGCGCCTCCCGCCCCCGGCGGAGGCGACTTGGCCGCCTTCGCGCGGTCCAAGATGGGCGCGCAAGTCTCGGCGCCCGGACCCGGCAATCAAGCCGACAGCATGAACATGATCATTCAGGCGATCCAGATGCTCAAGCAGGCGGGGCTTGGGTTGCAGCCGGGAAGCAAACTCCACAGCGACGTGTTCCGAACCATCAGCCAGCTTTCGAAGCACATGGGCGGCGCAGCGGGCATGGGCCCGGCCGTCGGCATCCAGAAGACCATGATCGGCGACCAGCTCAAGCGCACGATCCAGAACGCGCTCCTGCAAAAAATTCTGGGCGGCAAGGGACAGGGCGGCCAGCCCGGTCAGGCGGGCGGCGGCGGCGCAGGCGGCGCTCCGATGCCGTCAACACCGCTTCCGGGGAGTTGATCGCCGTGCTACCACAAGCACGCCCACTTCCGGGCAGGGGTGCCATCTCATGAACAAATTCGTCCTAGCCGCCGCCTTCTTGGCG